AAACAGACATATATATAGCGATATGAAAGGTTCATTAACAGCTAATAGTTCTCCAGATGTTTCACCTTTTTCTGGAACATATAGTGAAATTGTAGAATCAACTGGATCCCTTACTCCTGGCAATGTCGATTATGATGATTATCTATCTTTTCATAGAGGTAGTAATCGCAATCAGTATCGAACAATAAAGGCAAAAGTTGCAGGCGATAAAGTTGGCACGCAGCAATCTACAGCAAGAACTGAAATTGATCATGTCATTGGCAATGAAGTTGAATTAATTAGACCAGTTTCAATATCTTCTGAAGATAGTATTGTATTGGTTATAGATAAGGATCCAACTATCAAGACTGTAGATATTCAAATGTCAAGAACTGGTAGAGTCAATTCTGGTTCTGGCTTAGGTTCCTTTAGTCCAACAACGACTGAATTTTCAGCTTTCGATCAAGATAATGAACCAGGAATTGATTTTAATAACCTAACTGTTTGGGGAAAGACAATCAACAGTACAGATTTTAGCGATTATGCTATATGGATGAGAGCTAGGAATTGGTATTCCACTGGCGGTATTGCTGGATCTGGTGGGAAGATGATAGTGAGATCATCTCAATATGGGCCAAATGGAAATAAACTTCGCTTCTCATTAAAGTATCCAAGTAGCTCTGATCAAGATCCAACAACAACTTTTACTAACACACCTTCATGGAGTTTGTATTCTTATTTTTTTGGTTCTGGTGCAGCACGACCTACAACATTAGCATCTGGTAATACTATCCACGTTACTGGTCCTTATCCAGATACAACAACGAATTTTCCAGGCGGTGGAGCATCAACTGGCGATTATTATGATTATGAATTTTCTGCAGGCACACTTGCGTCAGTATTGATTGGTGATGTTTTATCTATTTCAGGTGGATCTGGTATTTCCAACATGAACTCTGGTCAATTTAAAATAATGAATAAAAGTGGATTAACTGTACGTCTATTTAATCCTAATGCATCTATTACAACTGCAGGTTCTTTTGAGACAACATCTATTACAACAGTGGATGATATTGGCGGATCTCCAACTGCATATTATGTCGATACAGTTCCAGATGTTGGTAGTTCTTTACATTTAACTTACTTTATAGTATATGACACACAAGGTTCTGTAGCAATATGGTATGACATCAATAACAGTGGAGCACTACCTCCAGCACATGGTGCAAATAGAGCAGTAAAAGTTGCTACCGTTATCACTGGTGATAGTGCAAATACAGTTGCTACTAAAACAGGTATTGCAATAGCAACTGATGCCTATTGGGTTGATGCTATTGGCAACACTCTAACATTAGAAAATATTACTAATGGTCCATTACCAGCAGGAAATGTTGGGACTTCTGGATTCTCTATTGTTAACGTAACAGGGGTTGCTGATATAACAGTTAATGGTAAGTTTTTTAAAATATATGATGAAAACGGTTCTGTAGCAGTGTGGTATGATAATGAATCAAATGGTATTACTGAACCATTCCATGGATGTGATAGATCAATCAGAGTTACAGGTGTTCCTTATCCTGCTGCCAATGTAACAATCCCTGCAGCTACAGTAGCTGCAGCTACTGTAGCTGCTTTAAATCCAGACTTATTGTTCTCTGCTTCTAATATTAGCAATATAATAACTGCAATAAATTCATCTAGTGGAAATATGACAAATGCAACTGCAGAAACTTCTGGTTTTAGTATTTCTACAGTAAATGGAGCATTAACTGGCGATGAATTAATTACAAATGCTAACAGCGTTGTGATGTTTCCTTTAGTTGGAACAGATGTTGATACAATTGTCTCTACAGTTAACGCAAGTTCAATCATTGAGTTGGTTGCGGTAGGTAGTGGTGCACTAACAATCGAGGTTGCGACCAAAGAGGATGAGTATACTTACGGTAGTAATTCTACAGCATTAGCTTATGGACACAATCCAACAAGCAGTTCTTTAAGAGATTTTGTTGCTTTATATGATGGAATAAATTGGATTAAAACATTTGAAAATTCAAATCCAAACTTTACAATAAAAGATTTCTTCACATTGAATGGTGTAGCTCCATCTATATATCAAATGGATACCGCACTTAATTATAATACTGCCAACATTGGAGAATATTTTAAACTTATTCCAATCAGCATTAAGAATGTTCATCATCATTTAACGCAAAAAGCCTTATCGCAACTACCTATTATATCTAATGTTAAAATTAGTGACAATAGAAGAAATATTCAGATTACATCTAAACAACTTGGATCTGCAGGGGCAATAGAGGTTGTTGGTGGTAATGCCAATAAAGCTCAAGCATACACTATTGGTGAGTCAGAGCTTGCTACAGACACTAGCGGTAACTTTTTATTAGTAAAGATACCAGCTTTTCCTGATACCTTTAATTCTAAAGACTTAGTTAAAATACAGAATGATGCAGGAGTGAAGAGATTTTCTAGGTTATTATCTACTGATAGTATTGATGTGACTAGTCCATCTACTTCTATAATTGAATACAACTACAATCCTAAGACTATAAATACCACTGCTACTACAGAGTTTATAATTACAGACGTATCTGCAGCATACGGAAGACCTGCAAATTTTGTTTGGAGATGGGAACATGATGGTTCTGCTACATTGTCAAATGTGGTTGCTGGTGATCAAGTTTTTGCTTTTGGCAATACTATTCCTTGGGATCAAGGTAATAAAGTTAGAGTTGGTGGAGATGGAGAAGTTGCTGGTTTACCAATTATAGCTGTAAATGATCTTGCAAATCATTTTGATGTTATTAATCCGTATGGACGAGCAATGGTGGCAACTGCAATTGGTGTGGGAAATACAGTTCAAATATGCCCTACTCCAATAATTAAATGGAATCTAGCTCATGCTGCTCATATTTCAACAACGTCTATCGTTCGAGTAAGCAATGTAGTTACCATAATCTGTGCAAGTTCACATATGTTAAACACAGGAGATATGATAGATTTAATAGATAGTGACAATCTAGTTGATGCTAGTTATGGACCAGTGACAGTGACATCGTCTAATCAATTTACTTTTTCATCAGTTGCTGCTGATTTTCCAGCTGAAACTAGTTCTGGAGCTTCAATAATAAAAAGTGGTCTTATCTCTACAAGATATCGATTTGAAAAACTAAACTACAATGGGTTGGTTAAAATTTCACGACAAGATGGTGAGTCTCCACGTTTTACAGATTCTGGTGTTGCTGTAGATGATTATGTTGTTATTGGTGGATCCACTTTTAAAGCCAACAATAATGGACGCTTTAGAGTACTTGCTGTAGATAATAATTCTATAATAATAGAAAATAACTCTGCAACAGACGAACTAAATACAACAGTTCCATTTAATAATAAGAGTCTAATCGCGACTTGGACAGCAAATACTAATTTTGTAACTGGTTCGGCAGGAACATTTAAGAACTTAAATATCGGTGATTGGGTTAAAAAACCAGAAGATCCAGATTCTTATTATCAACAGGTTATCAGCTTTACTCCTAGTACGGCCAACACTGCTACACTAATTACATTAGGTGGCAATTATGCAGGCTCTACTGCACTCTCTGCAGGTATTAGCTATGATCAACTTGTTGATTATGATAAAGGTGTTACTTTACGAGGCATAGATGACATTATTTTTTATGAAGGCGATGCTGCTGCTTCTGGAGATACATTATTTATTCAAAACATAGTGAACACAAGTTGGTTTAGTGTAAACAATATTGGCAACTTTACTATTAGTGAAGTTGGAACTAATTCAACAACATATAAACCTTTTATGAGGATTACAAATGCGGGTGGTATTGCAGAAACTAATCGTTCAATATCTGTAAATACTGCAGGCTTCTATATAATCGAAAGTCTAACTAATAAGTTTTATTCTATGCGTCAAGTATCAAATGCAGTTAGTGATCAACTTAATGCAAACCGAAGATTACTATATTTAACCCCAAACAATAGGTCATATAAGTTCAGTGAGTCTAATGCAACCAGTATAACACATATGGGAAAACTAGGATATAGTACAAATGTTGCTACTGGAATTGATGGATACCTTTACTACACTGGTCTATTGAGACGTGTACAAAGAATAGTAGATGGATACGAGCCAGATGCTGAAAACTTCCCTGGACGCAGAGCTGTTGGTGGAGCAATAGAATCACTACCACCTTTAAATAAGCGTATCAATATTGCAGTTAATATTACCACTAATGAGGGTGTTAATTTGGGAGATATCTCTAACAACATTAAATCTGTCATTATAAATTACATTGACACATTAGGTGTTGGTACAGATGTTATTTTGTCAGAGATGATTGCAGCTATAATGCAAATTAAGGGCGTTGCTGCAGTAACATTCACTAATCCTTTACCAAACACTGAAAGAATAGTGATAGCTAACAATGAAAAATCAACTGTCGATGCTAATGCAATTGGGATAGCGTAGTATGGTGATTTACAAAATAACCAATAAAATCAACAATAAAGCTTATATTGGACAAACCACAGGTATACCATCAAAACGATGGAAAGAGCACTGTAGAAAAGGTTTTTTATTAACTAAAGCAATTAAAAAGTATGGCGAAGAAAATTTTACATATGAAGTGATATGCAACTGTAGTTCTATAGAAGAATTAAATATTAAGGAAGTTGAGCATATTGACTTAGAGAAATCTATAAGTCCAAATGGTTATAATCTCAACAGTGGCGGTTTGAATCATAGAATGCATCAAAGTACTAAAGATAAGGTTAGTAAAGTGCATAAAGGAAAGAGATTGTCTATTGGAACAATTGAGAAATTGCAAGTATGTAATCTTGGTAAAAAATTGAGTCAAGAGGTAAAAAATAAAATTAGATTTAAACAGACAGGGATGAAGCGAACTGAAGAAGCTTGCAATAATATTGCTTTATCTTTAAGAAAAGATAAAAGAAGAATATTCTGTCACAATAATAAAACTTTTTATCTTAGTTCATCTGAAGCTGGAAAACACTTAAACCTAGATAGGCATAGTATAAATAAGGCACTTAGTGGCAAAAGAAACCACCACAAAGGTTATGTATTTAAATACGAGGATATAAGTGGCTGATAATAAAACAAAAATCGACCAAATACATGATTTGCTACCTAAGCATTTAAATTCTAAAACCAATACTAATTGGCACGCTTTAGTTGATGCCATTGGAGAAGCAGATCAAAATACTGCTGATTTAGTAACAGAAGTTCGTAAACAGTTTTTTGTTAAAACAGCTTCTCGCCCTTATTTAGATCGTTTAGCTGCGAATAGTAAGATTGCGCGTCCGCGCCTAGTAGGTATGGATGATCCATCTTTTAGGCAATATATTCCCGTATTATCTTATCAACCTAAGCAAGTAAAGTTGATCATTGATCAATTGTTAGACATTTTCTTCTTTAAAGAGTCAACTACTGCTTTCATTAACTCTCAAATTGCCAGTCCATTTAACTTTAATAATGGATGGGAATTAGAATTAAGAGT